AAATGGAAGCTCTAGGATTCGAACCCAGGACTTACGGCTTATGAGGCCGTTGCTCTTACCGCTGAACTAAGCTTCCTGAGATACCAGAAATAAGCCCGCCATAGATTTATTTCTGGCACTGTTGCAGTTCTTGACCGCCAGCCGCAACAAAGGTTTTCTGAAACGCTTTTAGATTCCAGAAAAGAGTGTTATAAAATGAACTTGCGGCGTTAGCAAAACCGCAAACTGGGCTAACTGGATTCGAACCAGCAAATATAGCAGTCAAAGTGCTATGCCTTAACCGTTTGGCGATAGCCCATCAACCCCGGCGCACCATTAAGACCGGGGAAGTCGTGATATTAAGCTAAACAAGTATATAAATTTTCCGCTCTTACCGATTACTCTTTTCCAGGATGGGAATTTTCTTTTCCAAATATTTAATAATTCCTGGCGTATTCATCAATAAGAGCTTTCGCTACTCTGGATGCCTCGACTTATCACTTTCATAGGCTTTCCCGAGCCTACATGGATTAAGCCGAAGCGGTGCTTTTATGAATTTAACCCTCTCGATTAACTCGATCGGGATAATTCCAATTGGAATCGGTAAATACATTTGTCACCTCGTGCAAATTAAGAAAATATTCAGTGCAAAACATATTTCTAAACAAATGCAGAATAAAATCTGTATTACGTTTGTCTTTCCTTCTTCGTCCAGTATGGCTAAAGTTCCAGCAAGAACCAGAACGAAAAATGCAAGATTTACAGCTGTTCCGATTACATTAAGTGCATTCATTTTCTTTTTCCTCCCCAATTAAGAAATTCAAAATCTTTTCTGCAATCTCTTCTTCTGGCTCAAATGGCATTCCACAGTAATTGTAGGATTCTAAAGCCGATTTTAGGCTTGATTTGAATCCATTGTAAATTTCTCCATGTTGTAGTAATTCGTGCCTTAAAACTAAAATTGCATCAGTAATTGATTGAGAAGTGACACTAATTTGTGCTAGGCACTCCATTTCAATATCTGGAACTGCCATCATTTCAAATTCAACCACTGGTATTTTATCTACTGCGGTGTGGAAATCAACTGAGCGTATATTCGGAACTTTGTTTCCATCAATAAAGATTTTTGTACCAAGCCAGTCATAATGGTTGGGGTTTGTGATTTTCACTAAAGGCATCTTCGTACCCCTTTCTTTTAGTTTCACAGTAGAGAAGAAGGTGTTTCGCAATCTCTTCCAACTGTAGAATGTTGTATTTTGGAATTTCCCATGTTTTCTGCTCAAATAATGGAGACAGTGGAATTTTCTCAGTCGGTAGTTTGTTAGTTACTGTGGCATTGATAATCATAGAGGCTGCATCAATGGGGGATTCGGGAAGACTATCCTTGTTATCACTTTTTGGTGCATCCGGCATGAATAACTTTTTCCATTCTCCGTTTCCATTTGAAAATAATTCTCCGTTTTGCAATTTAAGTGTTCTAATAGCTTCTCTTGGAATATCTTCTTCTTTTTCACATTTACAAATATCATTCCCAATTATGTATAAAAAACAATTCATCCCTCTTCCACCTCCCCGAAATATTTCTTGTAAAGGTCGATATCGGCAAAACCTAATTTTCCCTTAACTTCTTGAATGCTTTCCAATTTCAAATCTAAATAGGAAACATCTGTTTCCTCGACTTTTACACCAATGTCGCCTACTTGTTTCATATGCTCACGTATTCCGGCTTCAACAAGCGTGTAGCAAGAAAACCAGTTTCCTTTAGCCGTTATAAAATACGTTCTCATCCGGTATGAACCAAACCAATTCACTTTTTCTTTATCAAGTTCGATAACTTTTATTGCTGTTTCGGTGTTGTATAACTTTCCGTCTTTACAAATTGCTTTTTTATGAAAATAATTTGTTTTCTTTTCAACTCTGAACACGCCATGCGCTATTTCTTCTGAACTAAAGCCTTGGGATTCAGAAACACCTTTTTTATTTTTTGAGAAAAATTTAAGCACGTCTTTTCCTCCCGAAATATTCATCAACTGCCTGTCTCACAATATCCGATACGCTCCTGTCTGTTCGGTTCTTCTCTTCCAGGAGCCTTTTTTTCTGTTTTTCGGAAAATCGGATGCGGATGGATTCGGATTGAATTGGTTCTTTTCTTTCTGATTTTCCCATGTTCTGTCTCCTTTTCTATGAACATTGGCGTTTTACATACTCAATATCATTTGCGCCAGTGTCTTTGTAGTAGATGTTTTCTTTTCTCCCGTCTAGGTAAATTATTTCACCAACATATGAGCCATCAGAAATCCCATCCACACTATTTGTAGCTGTTACATCAACAATATTTCTGACACTTTTAATCCCAATAGACTGAATGTAGCGTTTAAAAACTGGAAGCCCAACTATTGTTGTTCTATTAGAATATCCAAGTAATTGTTGTGCTTTTCTGCATCCGATTTCTCCATTGATGTATTGATCGAATACATGAGCATTCTTTTCAATACTTGATTTTGAATGTCTTCCGCCACGGCTATTGTTTCTGTAATGGTTAATGTGTTGTCCCATATGAGCTGCTTTATGGCATTTATAGCATAAAGGAACAATATTACTCTTAACATCATTACCGCCTAATAAAAGCGGCACAATATGATGATATTCAATATCTTCTGTTGCGCCACAATTGCAACAGACAGTACCAATATTCTGTTTTTCTTCTTGACTCAACCATTTTCTCATATCATGCTCCGTTAAGTATTGCTTCTCTATGGTGAAAGAGGCTTTTTTTGTTTTCTCAGAAACTCGGGCAACTGACTACGCCCTGGATGGCTTTTATATATACCCCTCCCGGGGCGTCCTGCTGAACCGTCCAGCGTCTTATATTGTCAGAATATTCAGTCTGTTTGATAAACACTTGTTTTTTATATAGATGTCTTTAAAAATCTATACATCATGCACAAATATAATCGTCATTACTGTGCATATTGTACGATTCCATGCGTTTACTGCATTTTGTCCGTCCCTCATGTACATTTTTATTGCTTCTGTGTTCTTACAGGCTTTACAATTCCGGCTTTTCCATCTCTGGAAGCTGCAAAGCCGCTTTGTGCTTCTCCGCGATCTGCTGGGCTGTCTGCTGTGGTACTCCGTATTGCTGCGCGGCTTGTACTGGTGCAGTTTCTGCCATTCCATAGGCGGCTTTTGCAACAAATATCAAATTCGCATTTGTTCCGGTCTGATTATGCAATCTATTGATTGCGCAGTTTTTACAAATATCAAACCATTTTTTAGCCGTGTCACCATGTGATGAGTTTGTTCTATACACTCCATTCATCCAGTCAGTAAACGTTGTACGATTAATCCCAACTAAAAAGCTAAATACTTCTAGGGTTGGTAATACATGATATTTACTGCATAATCTCACATAAGTATTAAACATTTTATCTAATAGCTCTATATTGTCATTACTTGGCTTTTGTATATGATCTGCAATATAAAAAATCATATCTACAAAGCTATCTGATACTTCTTTCTTATAGTTTTCGTTATCTGGTGATATACATAATACAGTATTTATATACTCATCAGCATATATATTAATATTATCTAAATAGATATCTACGTCTTGTACATTTACTGTATTATCTTTCATATTATCACCTCACTTTAACACGTTAATTTATAAATAAAAAAAAGAGAATGTCACCAGGTAAAGCTTATTCCCGGAAAACTTCCGGGTGTTCGGGTACATTCTCTAAAACTCAAATTAAAAAAATATTCTGTTTTCTTTGTTGCTGATACCTTAACACAGTTTTTAATATCTTGTCAAATTTAATTTTGCATAAAATAAAACCCATTATTTTGTTAATAATTAATAAATAATAATTGGGTTATTATATTATAATCTTTATTTGTAGTTATATCTTATATATTATTATACGGTACTGTATAGCATATCTTTTAATAAACTCCAGCTTTAGGAATCTAGGAAGGGCAGAGAATAATTATATAATTATATATAATATAAGGGCGGCTACATTTTCGCAGATTTGCATAATAAAAGCCAGACCTTCCAGGAGTTTCTATCCGGCGTGATCTGGCTTGTTATGCGTGTTGTTTAATTAACGATTCTGTGTACTTTCAGCCTCTGCCCTTCCTGAGTTCCGTCAGCTCTCGTTATCTGATAGCCTAAAGAAGTTTTAGAAAAATGTCAAGCGGTATTTTAAAAATATTTTTCTTGACAATTTGCCAAAAGCTGTGTTATTAAAATATTAACAGGCTCGGCGGCGGTCTGTACTCTGTCCATAGCCGCCATAAATAAGCATTTTAAAAGCCCTAGGAACTTAATCCCAGGGCTTTATTTTATGGCTAATTCATTCTTTTTAGTATTTCTTTTTCCAAAAATCTAGATTCATAAAAATTTTTATTATTTGCATATTCCTTTAATAAATTTTCATTTGACAATTTTAACATGCTATAAACTTCTTGCTTTCTTTTCGAGAGTTTTTCCTGTTCTTCCTTTATTCTTTCCAATCTTCCATTTACCACGGCTATTGTTTCAAGATTATATAAATCTTCACCGTTTAGGATTCCAGATTTTATCAACTGATATTCTTCTAGATACATTTTATTTTTAATTTCATCATAATACAAATAACTTGATTCATCAATGATTTGCATAATTTTAAAATCAAAGTCATCATTTTTTAGAATATCTTGTTGTATTAATTTGTTATTGTGTTTTCCTCTTCTAATTTCGCAAGAATGAGATTCAGCACGTTTTTTTAATTGTGTTGAAGATCCTATATATCTTTTTCCGGTTCTTCGGTTTATTATTGTGTATACTCCACACTGATTTTTATTTGGAATATTATTTAACTTGCTCACTGTAACCACTTCCTTTCTATGATTACAGTATATATTATTAGTGCTTAATTGTCAATGTTATTTTGTGCTTAATTTACTTTTTCATTTTATCCATTTTATCAAGTTCCGCAAGGATTAACTCCCTTGCAAAAGCATTGGTTTTTAATCCGTATGAATTTATCCTGTCAAGTGTTCCTTGTGGCAGAATTACGTTTATTCTATCCTTATTTTTCATACATTTCTTTACTGCTTCTCTATTCTTTATTGCTTTTTCTTCCGCTGTTAATTCTGCCATATTTAGCCCTCCTTTATTTTCCTTTATTATAATATGTAAGTGCTTAATTGTCAATAATTTTAGTGCTTAATCAAATTGCATAATTTTGCAACGCTTATTAGTGCTTAATTTGGTTGTTATGTTAATTGCAATTAGTGCTTAATTAGAGTATTATAATATCAACAAAGGAACACAAGAGACAAACAACCGGAACCACCCGAACCACTCAACACAATGAGGACATAAGGAAACGGATCACGATTAATTGAAAAACTCTAGTTCCCAGAAAATAAAAAAGCCCGGGCAAGCTTCCAACTAATCCCGGGCACCAAACTAAAAAGAAAGGCAACCCCATTATAACAGGGGTAAAGGTAAAAAACAATGAAAAAAATCGAAACATTAGTAATTAGAGGCCGCAGATGGTTTCAAAAATTATATGGAAATACTTATCATACAGTAATAGTTGTC